GTAGCGTAAATAACGGTATGATAGTTCATCGTTTCCGTATGGGTGATGTAGAAGATGCTCAACTCTATGCTGCTGGTCCTATAATAGAATGGCAAAAGAGTGAGGCTGGTGCGTGGGTTATGGAACATGCACTACAAACTCCACTATTCAGAACAAACATAAACAGTCCTGATGGTTATATTGGTTATGTAGTAACGATTGAAGCAGATTTCACACCAGAAGATGAAGTTTATTTTCATCTTCGTTGGGGCGATGAACTTGTAAGTCACGCTCGTGATTGGGACACTCGTTAGTCATAAATATTTGTATGGCAACACTGCAAGAACTTAAAACTGAAATTTTTGATTATGCTCGTTATAGTCTAGGTGACGGTATAATTGATATTGAACTTGACCCAATACACTATGAAACGGCATTGACTCAGGGACTTATTCGTTATCGTCAACGCAGTGCTAACAGTGTTGAAGAAAGTTATTCATTTTTAGAATTATTAGTAGATACGAATACATATACTCTACCAAATGAAGTTATTAGTGTTCGTAATTGTTACAAGCGTAATATTGGTGCAAACAGCGGCACAAGTAGCCAGTATGAACCATTTGAAGCAGGTTTCGTTAACTTTTATATGATACAAAGTGGTCGTGTTGGCGGTCTATCAACCTACTATCTTTATAGTGCTTTCTTAAAAGAAGCAGCAAAGATGTTTGGTGGTTTTTTAAATTATAAGTTTAATACAGTTACAAAAGAACTTACAATTATGCGCCGCCCACGTAGTGATAAAGAAACAATTCTGTTGTGGACTGAAAACTACAAGCCAGATATTACGCTACTAACTGACATTTATAGTAAACCATGGTTACGTGAATATACATTAGCTAAGTGTATGATGATGCTTGGTGAAGCACGTAGCAAGTTTAGTACGCTACCAGGTCCACAGGGTGGTAGTAGTCTAAATGGAACTGATCTTCTTACACGTGGTCAGGCTAAATTGGATGCACTTGAACTTGAAATTACAAACAGTATGACAGGCGAAACTCCAATGTGGTTTGTTATCGGATAATATTTGACATCGCCTTAATTCTTTGATAAAGTAAAACCATGAAAATAATTGGTGTTTGTGGATTGATAGGTGGTGGCAAAGGAACCGTTGCGGATATCCTTGTTAAAGATCATGGCTTTGAAAAAGTAAGTTTTGCCGATCCTCTTAAGGATATGATATCAAAGGTATTCAACTGGCCTCGTTATCTGCTTGAAGGCGATACAAAAGAATCTCGTGACTGGCGTGAGCAACGTGATGAGTGGTGGGCTGCTCGTCTCGGTATTGATAATTTAACACCACGGTGGATACTACAATATTGGGGAACGGATGTGTGTCGCACTAATTTCCACGAAGATATTTGGATTGCAAGTTTAGAAAATAAATTGAGTAAAATTATTAACAGTAATTCTGCCCATCTTACTAATAATATTGTTATTCCAGATACTCGTTTTCCTAATGAAATCAATATGATTCGTAAACTTGGCGGCGAAGTATGGGGCGTTCGTCGTGGTGAAGACCCTGATTGGTTGATAAACTTAATAACAAAAGGTGAAGAACCTAATGACATTCATCCTAGTGAATGGAGTTGGGTTACACAAAATGTTGATGCAGTAATTGACAATAATGGCACTATTGAAGATTTGAAGAATAAAGTAAGCACATTATTAGATAATATCCATATATAACTCTGCAAATAGAGGTTGTTTTAAGTCTATCCGCTAAATATTAACAACATCTATAAGGATAGACCAAAATGGCAACACTTACATCACCTGGCGTATCAGTTACAGTAATTGATCAAAGCAATTACGCACCTACTGGTCCTGGTACAATACCTTTTATTCTTCTTGCAACAAAAACAGATAAAACTAGTTCTACTGGTAGCGGAATAGCTGCTTATACTACTACATCTACAGTTAATACTTTACAGCTTGTTTCAAGTCAAAAAGAATTACTTACTAATTACGGTGTTCCAATTTTCCCAACTGATGCAAGCGGAAATCGTTTGTTTGGTAGTGAAACTGCAGAATATGGTCTTATGGCTGCACACAGCACACTTGCTGTAACAAATCAAGCATATATTCTTCGTGCAAATGTTGACCTTTCACAATTAACTGGCAGTAGCTCACGTCCTTATGCTAATCCTGATGGTGGCACACAATGGATGGATACTGCAACTACAAGTTATGGTGTATTTGAATGGGATTACACAAATGAAGTATTCACTCAAATAAATCCAACTGTAATTACTAGTTCTACACAACTCACAGGTGGTATACCTTATAGCAATGTTGGTGTTGTTGGAAGTTATGCAATTAATGCGACTGACGTTAAAAATCCAATATATCGCAAGGCTTATGACAATAGTTGGAACCTAATTGGTAGTAATGCTTGGACAATTAAAACACCAACAATTATTGGCAATGCACAAGCAAGTGCATTGACACTTGCAACAGCACTTGTAATTAATGGAAATACATTTACAATAGCAAACACAAGTGCATCAAATCTTGCAGCAACTATTAATAGTGCAGGTTTGTCAGGTATTAATGCACAAGTAATCAATGGATATTTTAATTTGTTTGCAAACGCTAGTGCAAAGAGTGGTGGGTATAATGCATCTTCTGATGGTAAGATTACTATTAGCAACAGTAGCGGTAATCCTCTTAATGCACTTGGACTACACCTGGTACATATTATAGTCCTGCGTTGCAATATGGTGCACATTATAGTGTGCCTGCATGGAAGTCAACTGATGCACAACCACATCCAACTGGCAGTATTTGGATGAAAACAACCGCTGTAAATGGCGGTGCAAACTTTAAAGTTTATCGTTACAATAGTTCAACAAAGGCTTTTGATACAATACCAGCACCTGTTTATTCAAGTCGTAGAACTGCACTTTATAATCTAGATAAAACTCTAGGTGGTTTGGGTATTGCAAAAGATACTTTATTTGTTGTATATGATGTCTTAAGCACAAATACAGGCACATACAAACTTCTACAATGGAATGGTGGCGGACTTGCATTAGATGTTACTGGTAGTGTTTCAAATCCAACATTTACTGCTGGTAATAGTTTTACTATCAGAACAACAAGTCCAGGCACCGCAAGTTACAGTAGCTACTACACAATTACACTAAGTGGAACAAGTGCCGCTAGTTTTGTAAGCGACTTACTTGCAGCCAATGTTCCATACCTTAGTGCAACTTTAAATGCTACAAATAATATTGTCATAAGTCACACAACTGCTGGCAGTATAGAGTTTCACAATGTAAGTGGCACTCCAATTACTGATGCTGGTATTACTACAAGTTTAGATAATGTATTTGATGATTCAAATAGTGGTTACTTGGTTGGTAGTTATTGGTATCCTGCAAGTGATCTTTATCAGCAATCAACACAACCTATAAATGAACCTGTTACAGGAACATACTGGTATGCTTCAACTCCACTTGAAGTTGATATTATGATTAATAATGGAACTAATTGGAGAGGTTATAAAAACGTTAGCAGTGACGCACGTGGATATAATCTTGCAAATACAGATCCACTTGGTCCACAAATCAGTGCAACAGCACCAACAATACAATCAGATAATACAAGTCTTGTTTATGGAGATCTTTGGATTGATAGCAGTGATCTTGAAAATTATCCAAAAATTTACCGTTGGCAAAGTGTAAATGGTACAGACCAGTGGGTTCAAATTAATAATACAGATAATACAACAGAAAACGGTATACTATTTGCTGATGCACGTTGGGATACAAACGGCACAGTAAATCCTGCGCTTGGTCCTAAACCAACTATTGTAAGTTTATTGACAAGCAATTATCTTGATTTAGATGCACCAAATCCACAGCTTTATCCACGTGGTATGATGTTATTCAATACTCGTCGCAGCACATATAATGTAAAAAGTTATGAATCAAACGCTTGGAATAACACTGATTACCCATTGCAAACAATACCAAATGTTTCAGCAACTTGGAACACCGTTAGTGGTAGTGATAGCAGTGGTATGCCATATATGGGTCGTAAGGCAGTTCGTAATGTAGTAGTAAGTGCATTTAAAAATGCAGTAGATAACAACACAACACTACGTGAAGATCAAACTAATTTTAATCTTATCGTATGTCCAGGTTATCCTGAATTGACTACAAATCTTATTTCACTTAATAATGACCGTCGTAATACTGGATTTATTATTGCTGATACTCCAATGGGTCTTACTAGCGATACTACTAGTGTAAGCAATTATGTTACTAATGTAAGTGGTGTTGCTACAACTAGTGAAGATGGTCTTGCAACAAGTGATCCTTATACTGCTGTATTCTATCCTGGTGCAGCTTATACAAACGCACTTGATGGTAATGGTCAAGTTGTTGTTCCAATTACACATGCAATATTACGTATGATTATTAAGAGTGACCAAGCAAGTGCACCATGGTTTGCACCAGCAGGTTCACTGCGTGGTAAGATTGATAACGTAACTAAGATTGGTTATGTTGATCGTGTTACTGGTAAGTTCTATAGTATTGGAACAAATCAAGGTTTACGTGATTTACTATATACAAATAGAGTAAATCCAGTAGCAGTATTCCCAACAGAAGGTATTTTAAACTACGGTAATCACACTCGCCAAGCAAGTGCAACTGCTCTTGATCGCATCAATGTAGCACGACTAATCAATTACCTACGTTATAATCTTGAGCGTATTGCAAAACCACTAGTATTTGAGCCTAATGATACTATCACTCGTAATACTGCTACAAATGCTGTAAGCGCATTGCTAAATGATGTAAAGACTCAACGTGGCGTGTATGATTATTTGGTTGTTTGTGATACTACAAACAATACACCGTCTACTATTGATAAAAATGAATTACATATTGATGTTGCAATTGAACCAACTAAGGCTGTAGAGTTTATTTACATCCCAGTCCGTATCTTAAACACTGGAGCAATTGCTGGCACAGGTGCAAATCAAGGTGGGTTAAGTAATATTACTCCAAGTGTGCAGTTAGGTGTATAATATTAAACAATAAAATAAAAATACAAGAAGCCGCCTTAATTGGCGGCTTTTTTGTTTTATACCCCCTAAAAAAAGTAATCTAATTGTTATAAATACTTTTAATAGGAGATACAGATGGCAGTTGCATCATTACTCAACATGACGGTTCCTGTTGCTAGTAATAGTGACCAGAGTGCGGGCAATCAAGGCTTATTAATGCCTTTGCTAAAATACCGCTTTAGAGTTACATTCTTGAACTTTGGCGTCACAAACCCAACTACAGAACTAACTAAACAAGTTATGGATTTTACACGTCCTAATATCAACTTTAATCAAATTGAAATACCAATTTATAACAGCAGAATGTATTTGCAAGGTCGTCCAGAATGGCAAAATATTTCAGTAAACCTACGTGATGATGCAAATGGAAGTGTGCGTGTACTTGTAGGTGAACAAATACAAAAGCAATTTGATTTTGCTGAACAAGCAAGTGCTGTAAGTGGTATTGATTATAAGTTTACTACACAATTTGAAGCACTAGATGGTGGTAACGGTCAAAATGGTCCAACTGTTCTTGAAACATGGCAGATATATGGTTGTTTCTTACAGGAAGTAAATTATAATAACTTTGATTATAATGTAAATGATCCAGCAACTATTACTCTTACTATTCGTTATGATAATGCCCTACAAATTCCAACAACTAATGGTGTAGGTAAAGCCGTAACAAGAACCAGAGGATCCAGTATTTCTGGCTAAGGATTTAGCCTATGGCTAGTATTTGGGGATTTTTAAATAGTTTATTGAGCGGCGGTGATGTTCATGATTATGCACATGCTGCTCAAGTTTTTAGGACTAGTAATTTTAGTCGTAGTCCAAAGTATAAATTTTTATTTTATGTAAATTTTATTTTAGGACAAGGTGTTCCAAAACATATTTCAACACGTGAAATCGGTTATCTTGTTAAAAGTATAGATTTGCCAAAGTTTACAATTGATGTTAAAGATTTAAATCAATACAATCGTCATACTTACATTCAAGATCGTATCAAGTATGATCCTGTTACTATTAAATTTCATGATGATAACCAAAATGGATTACGTGAGCTATGGCAAGATTATTACAATTATTATTTTGCTGATGGTGTATACAGTCTTAATGATTATAATTATGATGATCGTTATCAATCACGACTTCATAGTGCTTGGGGTTTAGATAATGGTAGCTTGACACCATTTTTCAGTGCAATTGAAATTTATAGTATGCAGAGTGGTCAGGCAAACAAGATTACACTTATGAGTCCTGTTATAATAGGTTTTAATCATGATGTGCATGATTATGCTGAAAGCAATGGTGTAATGGAAGCAACTATGCAAGTTCGTTATAAT